TCTGCCCTCTCAGCTTTTACCTGTTCCACAGTAGCCGCTATAGCCAATAGCCAATCTGCTTCCCCGGCCGGTAGGTTATCTACTTGCTCAGGAGTCCAACCGAACCGGTCAGCCATTTGGTAATAATACCAATGCTCATCGGGGTAATCGAAATTTTCATTTCGCATTCCCCCATTGAGTATCCATTTTAATCTTTCGAGCTGCCGGTATCCGCTTTTGGGTCTTCTTCGTTAGCCTCATTCTTTGTCAGCGACGGGAATAATGCTTTCTGCGCATCTTGCGTTGCTTCTACGAGTGCGTCGTAGTCTTTGATTTCGAGTTCGTCTAGCGATTCAGTTTTGATTGACGGAATAATTAAATCAAACGACCATTCCTCTACCAACATTGCAACTACTGCGTCTCCTAGTGCGAGCGCTTTTGCAAGGTCGCCGGTTTCTTTATCTCCCGCGCGCATGACATTTTTTCTGTCACGTACTCGCAACAATGATGGGTCTTTTAGTTTTACCTTTGCCCCTGATGGGAGCGTGATTTCTTTTGCAGACATTCTTGCCTCCTGTTTGTTTGCCTTCCGTTTATCCTACTGTAAATCATGGGAGCAGGGGAGGGAGACCCGGGAAGGCGTTCGAGTCTCTACCTTACCCCTGCTCTTGGAGATTAGATGTATGTACCGCTTGGTAGTGCGTTTTTGAGTGTCCACTTAATAGGTGAATACCCACCTGTAGTACCCGCGTCGGTTGTATTGCCTAGTCCGACTAGGTCAATGCTGATTTCTACTAAGTCTGCTCCGCGGTCAATCGCAGCTGCGACGTATGCACCCTTTGTGAGTGTTGCCTGAATCTGTACCAATGCTGCACCTGTTCCGTAAGACCAGTTGAACACGATTGATGGTTGAGTGTTTGTAAGGTAACGTGTTAATTCTGCGTTATCTTCCATAACAAACTTAATCTTCCCCATTACTTCTAATGGACCGAGAAAGATTTGGTAAGGGTTTTGGGTAGTTGCAATTCCGTAGACCGGTGTTACTGGTCGCTTCATGCTGATTTCGCCGGTCATCGCTGTAGACAATGTAGTTCCGCCGACAGTTACCGCACCCTGCCATACCTGAGTAGGCAAGATTGTAGAAAATGATGGTGTAGGTGTAGCCGCTGACGCGCTAGCCCAACCGGTCATTTTTGCGTCGTATTCGAGCATTCCGTCAGCGTTGAACTTGAGTGTGAAATCGCTGAACATGCAGCCCGGATACGCGCGTACTGCAGCTGCGTAGAAATCTGTAATTGTATAAGATGTAGGCTGAGCATCTGCCGCCGCTGTTGCGCTGTTTTCAAGTGCAATAGCATGTGTGTATGGTGCGCTTGCTCCTGTAGTAGTTACATCGCCTAATACTCCGGCTATTGCGTACCCGATGGTATCTGCGAATGCTGCTCCGCTGTAATCGTAAGTTGAGCGTGTACGACCTTGTAGGTAGTTGTAGCTCTTTACGTTCGAACCGCGTAGGCCTTCGTCATATAGCGGGTCAATAACATCTACCGGCTTTAGGCTTGAACCAATTACGGGAATAAAGTTTGTTGGAGTTACAGCCGTACCGCGTGTTACTTCTTTAGCGATACCGAGGTAACTCCGGTTAGTTGCTTGGACGTTTGCCATTTATTACTTCACCTCTTCTACGGTCGAGTCAGTATTGTCTGACGATGTTGTTGGAACGATTGGTGCGCTTACTTTTGTATTCTTTGAATCGTCAAAAGATTCACCGGCTGCCAAAGTGACGCCAAACGTAGGATAGTCGCGTGCGCCCTCTGTATTGTTTGTGATTTTCATATTTCTCCTATGCTTGTAGCATCTCTGTTACGTCAAATTGTATCTCAGCAAACGTCTCCGTCGCTCCGCCGTTATTTGTAGCCGGCTCCCCATAGGTAGCGCTAATCACCGGTTCCGCGCCTTGCCATACTAGGTTTCCCGTTGTATCTCCGAAATTGTGGTCTGCGCGCAGACGTGTTTTTATAGCGTCAATCAGATTATCAAAACTAACCATTGCTTCTTCGGCGTTGCGTTCTAATGAGTGCTGGTAGACCTGCACAATGATTGAGTAATCAACCCTTTTCCAGCCGTTAGTCGCTCCTCCTATTGCCAATCGAGTTTCGCGCTCGCTCTGAATAAAAATTACTGCCGCAGCTCTGCTTAATTGTCCGGGCTGTGAATTAACTTGATAGTCAATACGTTTTGGAAACGATGTAAATACTTGATTAAGGCCGTAAATGTTTCCGGTGCTTAACCAGTTGTATAACGTAGCGCGTACGCCGGTGCGCCCTGCCATTATCGAATCCGTCGGTACAGGTCAAGCATTTTTGTGGCAATAGCAATCTCTCCGCCGAACATAGTTGCTCCGCTTACGTTGCCCGTAGGCTGAGTTGTCACGTTCATTGTTAGGGAGTTATCTCCACGTATCTTTAAAAACGCCGTTGTAACGAGGATACAGGCCTCTTTAATCGTTTGCGGTAGATTACCGAACGCCACCCCGCTTGCGTGCGTATACGCCAACGCAGAGGCTAATGGCACCGTTGTAGAGCCGTATGTGTAATTACTTGCCACCGTTACGCGCTCGCTGTTTGCTCCGTCGTAAATTCGTAGTTGCATTCCGGCCACAATTCCGTTGGCAGTCTGTACCGTCATGCTAGTTGCTCCGGCCGTTGCGCTTGCAATCAAATTATTAACGTAACCCGATGTGTAATTATAGGTGACAAAGATTTGCTGACGTGGCGCTGCGCCTACGCCGAACGAGAGCGCGCCCTGTGAGGAATAAGTAGTTGCCAACTGTGATAGCGGCACAATGATTTGCTGGTCTTCGAACCACGCTTTAGATGGGTCGCTCATTGACACTAGGCTGTTAGGGTCAGTTCCGTATGACAGGCTTTGTAATGAAATAACCGGGTTATTGTTCGGGTGTATCGCAAGGAATCCACTAGAGGTCATTCGGGTGCGTTGATTTTCGACCTGAGTAGACGCGTTGAGGTTTTGATTTAGGTACTCATCCATAAATGAAGAAGCGCGTAAGATTACGTTAGCCAGCTCTGCGTCTTGCGCAGCTGCGTTTCCGCCTACTACGAGGTTATCGTAGTCAATAGATGTTGGAGCGTTTTTATATTCAGCAACCGTAATGTACGGGTTTTCGTTGAACGGGTGCTGCGTAGTTACTCCGGTCGCCATATCTAATCTCCGTCTGTTTTAATTCCTGAGCCGTTATCGTGACCGCATCGGCCGCATGTTTTGAACCAGCTGCCAAATCCGCACTCTACGCAAGTGTATCCGAGATTATCGCTATTAGTCGTAGCCCCCATGAGTGAGGCTTCAATAAATCCTTCGGCCTTCATTGCCTTTGCGTCTTGATTGCTTACTGTGTAAATACCTTGCTTACTTGGCGTGTAACTTCTATTGCCAATCGTTGTTTCTCTTACGCCTTTATCCGGCGCGACCATTCTTTTTGCCATGCTGCCTCCTAGATGTTAAGAAGAAAGGGAGCGCTATTGCTAACGCTCCCTTTCCTGCCTTACTTATTATGCAGAAACGATACCTGAGACTGCGCCGTTCCATGCAGGAGCGGTACAGAAGAATGTTCCACGGAAATAAGTTGAGAATTCGTACGCGAACTGTGTAACAGGCCACTGAATACCCATGTAATCCTGAACCATAAAGTTAGCCCATACATCGCTAACCTCTGTGTCAGGGATTGGAAGTGTAAATGAGAGAACTGGAGATACGCCCTGTGGTAGCCATGGGTGTACTTCTAGGTCTACTGCTTTACCTGTAACTTCGTTTTGAAGACCAGTAACGATTGAGCCGTAAGTGTTTCCACCGTTTTCGCCCGGGTTAGTGATGTTCAAACGGTAGTTTGCTGTTGAGCCGCTCTTGATTGCGTCAGAGAGTTGCTTACGGTCATTACCGTTAAGTAGAACGAGGTCTGGGTCAGCCTTTACTGCGTCGTAGAGGCTTGCGAATACAGTCTGATACTCAGCACCAGGATTTGATGTTGAGAACGTAGTGTTAATCGCATTGTTGTAACCTGAGTTAGCGCCAAGTACTGTAGGAAGAATTCCGTCGTAACCTGTTGCGTATGCAGATGTGTCAGCGGCCGCACGTGAAGCAGCTGCGCCAGTTGTTGTCAATGGCGCTGTGTTTCCGGTGCGCTGGATTGACGCTGCACCCTGAATTGTGAATGTACCGGTTCCCTTGAGAGTTCCCTGATACTTGAGGTTTGCGTTACCAGTAGTTGTACCAACGTAGATGTTGTAACCAAGTGCGCCAGCGACAGGAGTAGAAACTGTAACTGTAAGAACCTGACCTGATGTAGTTGTCTGAGATGTTTCAGTTCCGATGATTGACTCACCGAATCCTGAACCTGAGATACCCGCGTCAGCTGTTACGTTGATGTAATAGGTAGTTGCTGCGATTGCAGTCTGACCTGTTGCGGCTGTTGCTGCACCCTTTGTGAATGTAGGTGCTGAAAGTGCGCCCGCGTATCCACTTGCTGTACCGCGTGCCATAAGCATCATGCGCTCTTCCATCAACATAGTTGCGTAGAGAGTAGATGTTGAAGACAACTGACGGAGGTCTTGGTAACCCATGCCTGAAAAATTAGCATCGAATGATACTGAGTCAGATAGTGAGTATGAGTTGTAAGGAAGAATCAAATCATCAGCTGCGTACGCAATCTTTGGACCACGCTCGTAGTTGATTGAACCAAATGCTGTTGTAGTAGATTCGGTGATTCCCGGCCATGTATTTCCTACTCCGCCTGTACCTGTACCTGTGTATCCGAGAATGCGCTTAACACGGTGTGATGTGCCAACGCCCTTCTTGCGTGGAATACGGTTACGTAGAGGTGTTGGACGTGGAGTAAGCAACTTTGCAGGCGCTTCGAGGTCGAACGCTGCGAAAGATGTTGAGAGAGGTGAAGTAAGGGAGATGTCTTTCTGAATGTCTTGCATCGCTGTACGCTGTGAAGCG